GAAGAAAGCAACGGTAATATTACACCATTAGCAATATTACTTGACCAACGCAGGATCGAAAATTTAGAGCCTGAGTGGAATGAATCAGTTAATATCCAGGATATTATTAAAGGAGCGGAAGCTATCGAAGATAGAACTACGGTAGCAGATTTTAATAACCAATATTCAAAGATAGATGATTATTTCGAAGCTGCCGACTTTTAGAGTAAAAGCTATAAATGGAGAGCCTCTTTTATGGGGCTTTTTTATAAATGGAGCACTGGTAAATGGCTTTTTTCGCTCCGCCTCGCTAGTATAATAATACTATTAGTAAATATAATTTTTAACATTTAGGAGGAAAAAGATTATGAAAAATACTAAAGATACGATGAAGGCATTCGTAGATTATGCCCAACCAGTAATACTGGAGATAAAGAAAAGGCATAACCAATTTATTAAATTAGATAATTATGCATTTAGCCCTGAAGATTTATATGCCAAAGATGGGTGTATAGAGTACGAAGTTTTTGACCCAAAGGCTGATATCCATAAGTACTCACCAGAGCATTACGATGGTCCAATAAACGCTATTTATGCTCAGTGGGGTGAAGAAACTGGGGCTGCTTTGTTGTTAGAAATAACTCCTGAGGTGCGTGGTTTATTAAGCCAAGATGTTATCGATGTTTTGTGTGATCGTGGTGAAGAAGGTGATATCGAGTTTATTAAAAGCTGGGATGAACTGGGTGACCAAACGGTGTATTTCTTTTTGGATCATCATTATTATTTATATAATAGTGGTTTCGAATTATCCAATGAAGATGATCAAATGCATGGTTATCTTGGCGATGGGTTGACTTTCTTGACTCGTCGTTTAGGGATATCTTATCTTAATGAGTCCATTGATGATTTGCTTTACCTGCATGGTTGGGGGTTTAAGTAAGGCTGGTAAATGGCTTTAATGTTATTTAAATCGTAGCTATTATATATACTATTAAATAATTATTTTTCTACACTTAGGAGGTAAAAATGGAAAATATAATAGACGGACCTTATATATCGAGCTTAGAAACACACGACGTTTGGGTCAACATTTATGAAGTTGACAGAGCTTATGGTGGACCAGAAGAAGGCGGATGGTATTTTGACACAGGTGAAGTGTTCGAGTCGAAAAAGTTTTCTTGGCACGGTAACAAAGAAAGAGGTCTTGCACACTACGAAAAAGCTATCGAGTATGCAAGCCAAAAAGCGGAGGAGCTGAAAAAGAGCGATGAAAAAGTTTTTAATCCATATTATCGCAAAAGATTCAGGGTCGACGTTGCATTCACAGAGGGTGCCAACTATCCAGAAGTAGCACCACGATATTGTTAGATAGTCGCTGATTCGAAGCCCCTTAATTGGGGCTTTTTTATGCCTGTAACAATCGTTTATCTATTAATTTATTAGTGTTATATAGTTATTTCTAAAATATTTTATTTTTGTAAAAAAATTCTTAAAACCGCTAATATCTTCAATAAAGTAATAGATTCTTCTTCAAAGTCTCTTGGTTATAAGGTTTTTTAGTCTATTACTTTTTCTTAAATCTATTAGTTTTTAACGAACCTATTACTTTTTTAGAGTTGTGAGCCAACCGATGTGGCATACTATACTAAACAGAAAGGAAAAGTTTTTTCTTTTTATTATTTTATTTTAGAATTAGAGATATATATTGGAGCAACTGGGGTTACAGCCTATGAAAGATTTAGAGTATACACATTTAGAACCAACTGATGATGGAAAAGGTATGGTAGATTCTGATGGTAAGATTTGGCAACCGTTAAACTCTAAACAAAAACGATTTATTAGGGAGTATTTAAAAGGCGAAAGTGCTACCCAAGCAGCGATTAAAGCAGGCTATACAAAAAATCGTAATGCAGCTAAACGACAAGGGAGCGTGTTACTAAATCACAACCCAGTAGTCCGAAACCACCTTATAGACCAATCGATTAAGTTGCAAGAGAGGTCTCAGGTAAACATGGATTCGCATCTTTCAGCTCTTTACGACCTAAGGGAAGAAGCCAAAGACACTGGTCAACTGTCTGCTGCCATTACTGCAGAGGTCCATCGTGGTAAGGCAGGTGGTCTGTACGTGGATCGTCGTGAGGTAATCCAACAACAGATCCAATCTATGCCCAAAGAAGAAATAATCCAACGTCTTGAACAATTAATCCAAGCCAACTTTCCAAAAATCATAGAAGCCCAAGTCATCCAACCAATCGACCAATCCAAAGACCAATAACCACAGTCCCTGGTTCATCAGTCGTCGCTCGTCGCTCGTGATTCGTGGCTCGTCAGTCGTGGCGGCACAGCCATTTACGATAAAACAGCTTAGATAAATTAGATAAAAAAGGGCTTTACTTTTAGTAGCTAGTAGGCAATAATATATATAGTTAAGTTAATAGGTAATTTAACAATTAACGAATTTTAGAAAGGAGAAAGAAATGAAAAAATTCGAAAAACCAAACGTCACCGTGAGATCGACTCAAGGAGTGACAGCCTTTAAACTTACTTGCGAGGACATCCCCAAGATGGCACCGCAAGCGATGATAATCCTTTGGGCGATCAGCCAGTGTGCTGATAAGACTGGATTAGCATCAGTCGAAAACGTTGTCGAGTTCTTACAAGGAGTCGACGATTTTAAAACCGTCCAGCCTGTCGTGAAGGTAATTAGACACTACCAAAAGAACATGGCTGAGCGTGGCTTAATCGAGCTTGTAGCCTAGTTGCTAAGTGCCCACTTCGGTGGGCATTTTTTTGCCCAATCCAATCTCCAATCCAATCGTCCAATCGTCGGTCGTCCAATCCAACCAACCAATTAACCAATATCCAATATCCAATATCCAATATCTGTGTGTGAAAATCGTTTCATCAGTCGTCATTCGTCAGTCGTCTTAATATAAAATCTTTGCTTATTCTAGCCACTGGTAAATCGCTATATTGCCATTTAAATCGTTAGTATAATACTTTTATATATTTAAAAAGGAAAAATTATGGAAAAACCAAAATATTTAAGGGCGATCTTTATAGACGCTTTGGCTAACGAAGTTAACGAAAGATACGTACCTAACAATGAAGAAGCTTTTATTAATCTGGTAGAAAACTGGATGTCAGGAATAATTGAATTCCAAGATATAGATAGTAATAATAAACTGTTGACTGGTAGAGATTTTAAGTACATTATCTTAGGTCAAGAGGGTAAAGAAGTTACTTCTACCAAATTAGATCTAAGTGCTGTAGACTTTGCAGTATTCGATATTAACAAAATGTCTTCTATCCACTAATCCAATTTAGCCCCTTTAATGGGGCTTTTTAATATCCAATCCAATCTACAATCCAATCTTTATGTTATTCGTCGGTCGTGGTTCGTCCCTGTGTGTCGTCGTTCGTGGTTCGTCGGTCGTCGTAAATTTTTAAAAAAATCGTCGCTTAAATTAATATTATTATTTACGCTTAACTACTTTACTTTATTACGCGTTTACGCTTATAATAGGTTATCTTTAATCATAAACATAAACATATAGGAGGTATTATGAAAAAAGAAAATAAAACTCAAACTGTTAAACAAGCTATTAAAGCGGTTGATACTAAAAAAGGCTTGTTTGATAACATACCGCAAACAGGTTTTAAAGGTGGCGGGGCTACTAAAGCTTATAAGCTTTTAAACCCTTCAGCGTATAAAGGTGGTAGTTCTCAAGTGAGAGCTATTATTAACTGCATGGTTGATATTGCTAACTCAACTAATAACCCCGTTATTGATAATGAAAAGTTATTAGAGAGCTTAGCAGATTGCCCTAGCTTTGAAACTACTCAATCACCTGCTAAAGTTGTAGGTCACTACCGCAAAGCGTTAGCAGAAGCAGGAGTATATGAACTAGTCTAAGCGTTTACGCTTAACTACTAAGGGGCTTTACGCCCCTTTTTTTATGCCTGACTAAACAGTATCTTAACCTACCTACCTACTTATACATAAGCTTATATACCCCCCTACCCCCCTAAATAGCGGCGGCACCGTCCCACCCTCCCACCCCTCTTATTAGGCGGAC